CCAAATCTTTAGCCTTAAAAATAGTAATCGCTTCCATAATTAACCCCGAGCTATTGAATGAGTTTCACATTTTACAGATGGATTATAATTCGGCCAACCATAACGGCCATCGGTTTCAGAGAATAGCTGAACCTGATCGCAATATAAAATCTCTTGATTGATTTCGTCTTCGAGATCGAAAGCGCCAACAATAAGAAAAGCCGTCAACAGCAAAATAAAAAGAGCAAAATAAAGCGAATTAGTTATTAGTTTTCTGTCGCTCATTTGATCGACCTCCATTCAAGAAATTTTAAAACAAGATCGAAATTATCTGTCTCAAAAACTGGCGGCTCACCCTCTCCGTAACTTACAACAACCGCGAATCGCTTCAGCAAATCCTCATTCTGACCGGTCGCTTCCATAGTGTTTTCTGCGCGAACCGAAAGATCATGGCTATCGATAAAAATTTGAACGCCGTCTTCGTCTTCTGTTGTAATAAAAGACGGAAGCAAGTCATTCGCGTAACTAACATTTACCCATTTGCTGGGAATTTTTAAATCGCTGTAATATTCTGACCATTTCATTTATATATCTCCCTTATAGATTTTTTAGTTTGGCGGTTTTTGGCAATCTCTTTTTGCCGAGAGTTGGGCTGTAAAAATGCAACCACTTAGTTCCTTCTTTGTAAATCCAGCCGCTCGTATAACCAAACTCAGAATGATAAGTAACTGGAAGCCAGCCGCGATTTTTAACCTTGCGAACAGTTGGGTTCTTAATGTAATAACTTGATTTGTTCAATTTCATCTCCCGAGAAAGTGCCCTCCGAAGAGGGCGATTGGTTTATTTTTCTGATAAATAATTAACGACGATATACTGAGCCAAAGCGAGTCGTTCCCGCCCTTTGTTGCAATGCTCAACGTCATACAATAAAGCGGATTCCATATAAGCGTCGGCGTCATCTAGCAAATTATCAACTAAATTAACCAAACGTTTTTTATTTTTTTTAAAATGCTTAACCAAATCTTTAACTTCTGAAAGAGTTCTTCCATGCTTTTCTTCGAACTCCGGATCAATCAACTCAACACGGCCTTCATAGTCGCAAATATAAGCAAAAGGAATGTAACCGATTTCGCCAACTCGCGCATTGTCATCGGATCCGCCATCGATCTCAACTTCGATTGTGTAACCTTTGAAAAGTTGATGGCCAGTCTCGGGATGAGTAATCCATCCTTTATCAATAACTTTGCCCTGCATATAAATATCTTTTCGAACGCTTGATGGCTCGAAATCAAACCCTTTAATAGTCTGACCAATTTCTGCAACATTTTCGTAATTTGTTTCCATTTTAGTATCTCCCGATTGGTTAATTTTTCGTTCTGTTGGGATTATACTGCGCTACCTAAAACCAAAAAGCAAACACTTTCGTTAACTTTTTTCACCTTTTTGTTGTCCTGGCTAAAACTTCTTATATTTCCGTGACTTAGCGGATGCGATTTGTTGCGATTTTATCCAGTTTTCGACCTCCGGAACGATTTCTGCGTTTAAATTTACCGCCAAACCCTTCGGCCAGACTTTAAATTTGCGTTTGTAAGAATGCGCCGCCCAGCCATCTTTCCAACCCTTTTGCCGAGAGTGCCGAAGCAAATTTGAATACCACATTGATTTCTGAAACTTACTCGGCGGCTCTGGCTTATCGTCAATTCTGACCAGCATCGTGCTATCCGATTCTAATCTCTCGGTTATTGTTAACTCGTAACCGCACGAAGAGCATCGAAGCCCCATCATAATCTGCTGGCATCTTGGACATTCACGAACCGATCCGTCCTCTTTCTTTTTCTTTTCAAGTTGATTCTTCTCTGCGAATTTACGCTCGCCATCATCTAATTCTGAAACGTTCATCGATTCCGCATATCCGAACCGATTAACATTTCCAGCATGATCCAGATAAATCGCATACGGCTTGGAGTCATGGAGTCTTTGAATTCGTCCGGCTCTCTGCTGGTATGCAATCGCGGATCTGCTCGGCGAACAGTCGATCAAACACCGGCTTTGCGGACTGTCGTATCCCACCCCAAGCAATTTGGAGCAACTGAGAATCTTGAACTCTCCGGCATCGTGGCCGCGATACAACTCAATCCGATCTTTCTCCTGCGTATACCCGTCGATATGTTGAGCCGAAACTCCGGCCAACCTGAACATTTCAACCAAATATTTCGAGTGCTTAATCGATGGAGAGAAAGCGATTGTTTGAGAGTTCTCCCCATGCTCCAGCCAGTTACGAATAATATCGCCAGTGAGTTGCTGGTCTTCTTCTGTCGCTCGGGCCAGCTCGTTTGGATCGTAGTCACTGCCGCCCGTAGCAAGAGCTTTGGCTTTTATTCCTTTCGTGTCGACTTTTGCTCCACCATAATAATGAACCGGCGCGAGATAACCTTTTTCCAAAAGTTCGGCGGCCGTGATTGGTACGACCAGATCATCCCAATATTTTTTGAGTCCTTTAGAATACGGAGTCGCGCTCAACCCTACAAATTTCACGTTGGTATATCGTTCCATCAGCGCGATAACTGTCTTCCACGGCGTATGAGCTTCGTCAACGATAGCGAAATCAAACTCTGGCGGCCGCCTTCGTCTGGCGATTGTTTGAATTGATGCGATCTGAACCGGCTTTGTGGGATCTGTCATCCAGTGATCGGCTTGAATAACTCCGTAGTCCAGCCCCATCGCGGAAAAAGCGTCCATCGTCTGCTGAACCAGCTTAACCCGATCCGCGAGAAAGATTACTCGCTTGCCGCGTTCTGCCGCGCATTTCATCATATAAGCGGCCGTTACTGTCTTGCCGAAGGAACAGCAAGCCGCGAGCATTACCGTTCTGTTTCCGCGTGCGAAAGAGTCGCGGATCATTTGAACAGATTTTTCCTGGTGACTTCTCAGTTGCATCTTTTTGGCCTCCCGACCGAACATTTCTGTTAACTTTTTAAACGACGCGCACGCCCCGTCTTTTTCTCCCATAGAGGTCAGCCGCTATATCCTACAACTGGACCCTACGTTCGCCGAAGCGAATGGCATAAGCCATGATACTCAATATCCCGATCCACAATGGTGAATCGACTCCCCGTTCCTCTCGGAACTGCGGCGTTTGGATAAAATCTCTCACACTCTGCCGAGTTATCTCTATGGGCGCGAGCCGTCAGACGGGAAGGACGGGCATCGCATTAGTGAGTGTTCGATCGTCGCCTTTCGGCCGCTGTTTAAAGCCCCAGCTCGGCATTTTCAGAGTTTCGGTCTGAGTTACGCACCGACTGACATTTGCCAGTTTTTTGACGGGTTCGTTCTTTTTGGGATTCTTGCGTAATGTACTGCCAAATGGGATAATTCCAATTATCGGAACCCGATAGGCTAATCCTTGATAGTACATCGGCCAGAGTCCTTATTACTCGCCCGACTGGTTACAGTTTAATCTGTATTCCATAGAAAAGCCAGAGACCTCCCGCTCTGGCTTTTTTTATGGCTTATATTTATAAGCCAACAATTTAATCAAATGCTCTCGATTTTCTTTACTGTCAGATCGCAATCTTCTGAGCCGAACTTTTTCGTTGCGAGACTCAAACCATTGTTCCGGTAGGTGAGAACCTTCGGTAACGGCCCCATCTTTGATGAATTTGATTTTTCCGCCGCTTGCCAGGAATTTATCTGTATCTTTTTTGATGATTTCCCGAAGTTCGTCCTTGTCTGCTTTGTGATTCATTCTATAAACCTCTCGCGATAAATGGCTTCTTCAAATCTCTCGCACTCTTCGCAAAACCAGCCGATCCGATATGGTTGATACGTCTGATCTGTTGTTCGGTAATTGTACCCGATCACTTGATTCGCAACCGATCCACATAAACAATTTTTGCTTGTTAGGTCATCGGAAGAGTCTTTCATAAAGTTTAGCTCTTTTTGTGAATATTTTCTTAACTCGATCAAGATACTCGGCATCGAATTTTCTTGGCGAGTTGTCTGCTTCTAATCGCTGTATTCTATCCAGACCGATCCGATCGATCAATCCGTTTCTGTAGCCAATTACATTTCCCGATTGATAGCGATTGCAATAGGCTAGTTGGCTGTGGCAATTAAAAAGATTAAATTTTAGGTTCGGCGCAGAACCCCGCGACCGATAATGCCCAGCGTCGACCGCCCCGCCATGCTTCAGATCTCCCTGAGAGCGCCCACAACAAACGCATGGCTTTCCGGCATCTCTTATCCTTACAAATCGGTTAAACGCCTTCTGAGCGTCCTTTGTTCGCTCTGAGTTGGTTTTCAAGCCTTCTTTTCTCTTTTTTGTTTCTTTTCGCTTTTCTCGGCTTACCATTTTTTGAGCGGCCGCCGATCTTGAGTATTCAACCAGATGCTCTATACAACAAAAAGCCCTCAAACTGCCAATAATTGCCGACTCTGCTTCAATCTTTTTTCTACAAAGAGAGCATCGCCGCGTTCTCATTTTTTGATATCAAGATGATCGCAATACGGCTTGATATATCTGCGCCAGAACTCCAACTGAACGGCTATCAGCTCGTTATAAGTCTCTTTGACGATCTTTTGATCGCAATTCGCCAATCCTTCTCGAAGTTGATCTTCGGCTTTATGCACTGGGTCCCATAAGTTAACAGTCATCACCGCCTCCTTGTTTCGACAAAATAAATTCTAATCTTTCTAATTCTGATAAATCTTTAACATACGCAAAAGTCGCGTCGACTCGCTCGATATGCGTTTCGGTTTTTTGTCCGGCAATTACTGAATGACCAATAGATTCCCAGAAATCTTCTTTCTCGGAAAATCCGAGCAAATATATATCGTGATCATTGCAATACGCAAAAACATACAAATCACATTTTTGATTCTTTTGTGAATCAGGAATTCGAACCATATAATTCGACTTTGGAACTCCATGCGTTTTTTTGGTCTTTACATCAATGCGATAGTCGCCGATTAAAAAATCGTAATTTTTCGAGTCATCGGCGCAATATTCGAAATCAATGCCGAGATCGGTCAACCATCGACCAAATGCCATCTCTCCCAGCGTTCCAGTTATCTGCCCAGATCCTTTGGCTAATATCGTTCGAGAATTAAACGCTTCGCCCGTATGCTTGAGATGAGCGTAATTAAGCCAGTTTATTCTAATTACATATTTAATCATTTCTTGATGGCCATTTTGGAAGCTCAACGCCTTTGGTCTGAGCCAAATGTCGACAAATAGTTTCGTGAATCTCGATATACTCTGCCCGTTTTGCGTCCTTCGTCGACTCTTCGCCAGTCATTAGTCGCTGAATTGGTCGCCAAAGATGGTCCTTCGCTGATTGCAAAGTCCACGGAATATCGACTTCTGGTTTCAGAACCTTTTTCATATCCAGCCCTTTTTCATTTAAGAGTCCGGCGACTTGCCCCAGCCATAAATGAAGCGCATTATTTTGAGCGATTGTTCTTGGTTTTTCCGTCGAGTATTGGATCTCGATATGACCGTGTTTCTCAAACAGCTCTTCTACGCGAGCAATAAATTGATTTTTAGCTTCTTCGTTTTTTATCGTCCATCCGATCATTTAAAATTCTCCCGTAAAATCTGCAAAATCTTTTCCTAAAACTTCCGGTACATGGACCGCGCATTCAACCCTTTGATGAAGTCTACGGGCCAAATTATAAGCAACGCATTGGCCAGTAAAAGATCGATCTGCGTCGGCGAATATATGTAAGGTTGAGACCTGATTCGGCGGCTCGAATTTTTCAAGCATTCCCGCAGTTGCCGCCGCCCAGCATGGAATCTCGAAGTTTCTCATAACAGCGAGCGCCGTCTCGATTCCTTCAGCAATCGCCATCTCTGGATAAACGCCGGTTAATCGAATCGCTCCTCCCGTCATCGTTCTGGATGGCGGCATAATCTTCTTCGGCGAGCTTACTTCCGCTTTCTGGCCGTCTGGCGTTAAATAGGTGATATGAATCGTCGCTGGTAATCCGTCTTTGTCAGAGAAGACGCCAACCATCGCCGGAAACTTTCCGAGCGACTTTCCGTCTTCCCAATATTCCAGAGCTGGATGAAATCCGAGTTTTCGAGAATTTGATAATCGTCGATTCCTAAGATATAGAATCTTCGCGTTGATTTGCGATTCGTAATCAAGCCCGCTTCTGATTTCTTGAAGTCTTTTTTTATTTCTGGAGAGATCTTTCGGTTTGGCTTTTTGCGGTTTGATTCCGCCTACCATCTCTTTAATTTCTGCCGCCACTGCCGATTTGCTCATCCCAGTGATCTCTGCGGCAAGATCCCAGCCGCTTCCGTTCCCGCATTGATTGCAGAAATATTTGCCGTCGCCATTGTGATCGGTAAATCGAAAACGGTCCTTACCGCCGCACATTGGGCAAGGACAATGCTTGCCATTAAGAATCGAATTATCAACGCCGAGTCTTTGCAAAATTTCCGCCCATCGATTTCGAGACATTTGCATCAAATCATTCATGGTACAAATCCAAGAAATCGGCCAAGCTCAATCCAAAAACATTGGCAATCTGAACAGCTTTCGACAACTTGATATCTTCGCTCTTCTGCCATCGACTCACCTGTTGCGGAGCAACTCCAACCTCTCGCGCAATATCTGAAAGTCTGGTGTGTGAGCTTGACTGAGCTTTGCGAATAGCTTTGCCAAAATCGATTTTTTCTGACATATTGGTTGTGCTCATTTTATACTTTCTCCCCGAAGTAAAGTGTAGTTTACCCGATGCGGATTTATTCAGAGCCGCATCGGGTTTTTTTATGGGTAATTTGTAAAAAAATTTACTAAGCAACTAGATGCTCGCGTAAATAATCTTTATTTTTACCGATTAAAAAGGAATATCCTCATCGAATTTTGTTCCAATATTTTCGCTTTTTTGTTCTTTTTTAGCAACAATTTGGCTATCTTTACTTTTTAGCTTCAGATCAAACGCTGGCGACCTTTCGTGCGTCGAAGTATTCCGAAAAACATTCACGAAATATTTTTGCCCGTCGATCTCGCAATCGCCCGATAAAACCATATCTTTATCGTGCCGCTGTTCGTGCTTCCATAAAGCACC